GCAGAACCGGTCCTGGGAATACGGCTATCCAATCTCCCACTGGATCGTAGAAATTAACGCTGCTCAAAGATTCCTCCTAGCTCATGACTTCGTGCGCAAATGGCAGGCATTGCATAGTATCAACGTCATTCCGCACACCACAACGCGAAACAAGTTCGACGAGAACCTTGGTGTTGAAGCTTTACTGCCTCCATTGTGGAGATCTGGACAGGTACGCATCCCAACAATGCGTGGAAACTGGAAGACATTGGCTTTCGTTGACGAGATGTGTTCATGGACTAGAGACAAAAAGAACGGAACCGACTTGGTCATGGCTCACTGGTTTGCCGAGTTGCACGTTCCACAGTTGAGTCCATTAAAGCAACCACCTAAGATGTGGAGACCAAGTTGGATATAGCTTGTGGTACTTTAGATGTAGCGCTAAATCGGAGAAACCATGGCACCTTCCAATAAAAACAAGACAGCTCAAGATAAAGCACTAGCTGCTAAGCGTGTAGAGTTTGTTAAATCAAAGCCTGATCTAGCTCCGGAAGAAGCGCGAACCCGTTTCTACGTACAGACTCGCGCGGCAGAACTACAGGCCAAAGGCGTTGAGGTTACAAAAGCTAAACGTCAAGAGTTGCGTCAGAAGTTTGCAACCGGTGGTGTGCAGCGTCAAGGCTTTTATACTCCAGCTGATCTTGCAAAGATTGCAGCCCGCAATAGCGCTGGCGCAGCTACAGACAAATCAAAAGGAAGTACTGCAATAACACCTGGTCCTGTTGATAGTGGTGCAAACCTTGCTGACGTTAAGACAACTGGTGATCAAGCTGTTCGTATGGGTCGCGCTGCTGCACAGCCAAAGAACGTTCTTGGTATTAGTAACAAGTTTGAGAATGCATTAAAGAATCCAGCAGCAGATTTCTTTGGAAGCCCGGTTGGAAAGCTTGTCAAAGGTGCGTACAAGATGGCAGAGCAAAGTGCTGAGTCGCTTAGCGCTACGTTTATTAACCCAACAGTTAACCTGGCAGGCAAGGGTCTTAACTGGCTTTCTGGTGAGGGTGACAAAGCTGGATACAATCCTAATCTCCGTGTTGCTGGACCAAAAGAAGCTGCGTTTAATACAGCAATGGTTTTGATCGACATCGCTTCTGCAGGTCAGACTGCTGCTGCACGCGCAGCTACCGGTCCAGTCATCTCAGAAGCCTTGGCCGCGCGAGCATCAACATTGGGACCAGGAAAGGTCCAGTCGATTATCAATAATGCATCTAATAAAGCTGGCCAAATGTACGGACGAAGGACGGCAGATTCTTTTGCTGGTGCATTTGAAAACGCAGCAGGTCGTCCTGGGACAGTTGGCAATGTATCCGGAAGAAGCCTTATGGAAAACCTTGGAACAAAGGTTGAGAACGTTGCGTCCAAGGCAAAGACCACAACAACAAAGAAGACTGGTCAAGCTGTTACTGGCATTGAGGACTACGTTAGTTCAATCAAGTATCCAAAAGGTGGAAAGACTGGATCTGTTGATCTAGCAACTGGAGAGTACATCGCTCCAAAGGTTGGACCTAAATCTAGTGCTAAATCTGGACCTAAGTTAACACCAAAGAACGAAGCTGCTGGCAAAGCATTCAATGCAAAAGTTGAAACAATCAAGAACACTCCAACTCCTGCTCCAGTGGTTCGACCACCTGCGGTGAAGAGTTCTGTTCAGTTCGGAAGCCAGAACGAATACAACGTATGGCTTTCAAAAGGTGGAAAGTTTAAGCTTCAGCAGATGTCAAACGTTGAGCGTGAATCATTCCTCACTACAAACAAGAATTGGGTTGCAGGAAAAGGACAAGCTGTCGAAGCTGTTAATACTTCAGCTGCTCAGCGTGCAGCAAAAGCTGCGAAACGAAACAAGAGGTATCAGGCTGCTGTTAGGCGTGGTTCACCAATGGCTGTTACCTACAACAAAATCGTTACGGCTCGCGCCACGCGAATCAAGTAAGGGTGGCGATGCTATCCGCTGAACAGATTGTAGAACTCTACAACCAACGAAAGAAAGCCGCTGGTCCAGTCCGGGATCAAATGCGTCGCATTCGCGATCTTGCAAACGGAGACATTGTTCTTCCGTTAAATGAGCTGGATCGTAATTCGCGTACTTCTGTGGCCAACTTGTTTGTTCAAGGTCTTGAACAGATGTCAATGCGCGTAGCATCAACTATGCCATCGCCATACTTCCCTCCTGTAAAAGAAGGATCAGAGCGCAGTAAGAATAACGCAAAACAAAAAAAGCAGGCCATGCTTGCCATCTGGGACAACAACCGTATGCCGATGAAGATGCGCCGTCGTGCGCGTCACCTATTTGCGTATGCGAACTCGCCTGTAATCATTAAGCCTGACTTCCGTAAGTTGACACCAACATGGACTGTGCGCAATCCACTCAACACGTTTGCCGCGCCAACAGAGGATCTTGATGATCCGGTTCCATATGACTGTATTTTCTCGTACCAAGTAACTGCTTCATTTCTTATCCGCACGTACGGTGAGAAGGTTGTTCAGCAACTTCGTATTGGTCGTGTAGAGGCAGACCAAAAGTTCACCATGCTTGAGTATGTTTCCCCTGAAGCAATTCAGATGGTGGCAATCGGAGCATCCCCAGACTACGACGATATTGAAGCGCCAGAATATGGTGGCTTTGCTGCTGTAATGCTTGAGCAGATTCCGAACAGAACTGGAATGTCTCTGGTTGTTAACCCTGGACGCATCACGCTTGACAAACCTCGTGGTCAGTTTGACGGAATCCTTGGCATGTATTACACACGTGCTCGCTTGCAGGCTCTTACTGAGATTGCTATTGAGCGTGGTATCTTTCCAGAGGAATATCTTGTTGCACGTTCCGGAGAGAACCCGGAGATCATCCAGGTTGCTGACGGCAAGACAGGCCAGCTTGGTGTTGTTAAGGGCGGAGACATCCAGCAGTTACAGGTGAACCCTGGATATAAGACCGACACTGCCCTTGATCGACTGGAGCGCCAAGAGCGTCTTGAGGGTGCGATTCCTGCAGAGTTCGGTGGAGAGTCAAGCAGCAACATCCGTACCGGTCGTCGTGGTGACGCAGTCCTTTCGGCAACTGTTGACTATCGAGTTCAGGAGGCTCAGACAATCTTTGAGTCATCCATGATTGAGGAAGACAAAATTGCTGTTGCGATAGAGAAGGCTTACTGGGGAACGTTCCAGAAGTCTTTCTACATTCCTGGTCGCGCTGCTGCAGGCATCTCACTCTATGTTCCAAATCAACTGTGGGATAACGACTTCCATTACGTCTCGTACTCAGCTGCTGGATCAGATGTCAACGGTCTTGTTGTTGGGCTTGGTCAGCGTCTAGGAACTGGACTTATGTCTAAGGAATCAGCACGTGAAGCAGATCCATTGATCTCCGACCCGGACCTTGAGCATGACCGAATCATTCAAGAAGGAATTGAATCTGCACTGCTTGCTTCCATTCAGCAACAGGCTGTTGATCCTAACGGACCATATCAACCAGAAGATCTTGCGTACCTTACACGTCTAGTAGTAGAGAATGATGTTACGCTCTATGAAGCAGTGAAGAGAACAGATCAACGTGCGCGTGACAGACAAGCAATGGCAATGCCTGCGGGCGCACCTGAAACAATGCCTGGTCTTGCGGGGCCGGGAATGGGTGCTCAGGCACCAGTAGCACCTCCACCTGGAGCACCAGGTGGCGGAGGAATGGAAGCATTGCTAGCACGACTCGGAGGCTGATATGGCAATACGTAGCGATCTGCAGAACCCTGCAGCAAAAATTGGTAGCACAATGACCCCAAAGGTTGGCCCAAGTAATCAGTATGGAGAATCGGCGAAGCTCATGCGTGGGCTCAAGGATGTTCCTGCTGGTGCTCCACCGACAGAACAAGCACAGAAAACCGGTCCTGTTCCTGGACAGATACTTGACGTTCTTGCCCCTACTGCTCGACCACAAGAACCGATCACGGCTGGATCAGACTTTGGTCCAGGCATGAACTCGTTACAGGCTGGAATCCCATACATGAAGAACCCAAACAATGATGCAATCATCGAGTTGCAAAACATTTCACGGTTGTTCCCTGACAGCGGGATTAGTGACCTTCTTGACAAGTATGGGGTGTAATGCAGCGTTGGGAACAGCAACTAGATAAGCAGTCACTTGAAAGCGTATATCAAAAGCTAGATCTTGATGCAGTCAATCAGCAACGTGCAACTGTTGCCGATCCATTGGTTACGTCTCGTGTCTCATACATCAATAACAGAGCCCCATGGTTGTCTGTCAATACGCAGATTGCTTTAGCTAAGAGCTACGCAAGTGACGCAGCCATCGACAAGGTCGCAGAGTTTGGTGCACAAGAACTTGTAAATAACCCAGAGCAGGCTTACACAAAGATGTACACCAAGCCGAGAGGTTATTGGATTAGTGACTCAGCTATCCAAGCAAGAACCAATGTTGGTCAAGGTAAAAAGAATCAAGATCCAGGGGTCCTGGATGAAGTATACGGGATGTTCAAGGGCATTGCCCGCGTTGGAACAGCAGTTAGTTTTAGTGCTGGAGAATTACTCAATGATGTTGCTTCGTTTGATCCACACATGGGTCCACTAAGCAAAGTTGTCAACCCATTATTTGGACTTGCCAGCGACTACAAGGGCAAGAATCAAAACCTAAAGACAGCTCTGAATTCTCTCAGCATATTCCAGTTACTAAATGACTGGGACAATCAGGGTAGCGGATTCTTTATTTCTGAAGACATGCAATCAAAACAGGCTGATGCAGCAAGACAGTTCCGTGGAACGCTTGGTGGATCTGCGTTCACCATCGGCCGTGGAGCAGCAGCATCAGTTGGGTTTGATCCAGGCACAGCATGGTTTAACGGCGTGTCAGGACTTATCGACTTTGGCATTGCTCTTGCAGTTCCGGATCCAAACAAGTATCTAGTCAAGGGTGCGCGTGGTGTTGGTGAAGTCGGCAGAGCAGCACTTGCGGTCAAGGGTGGTGAAAACTTTATGGATGCGTTTAGAAACGCGCAGGGAGTTGTACCGCTTGTAACAAAAGTTGATGCGGAAGCATTTAAGAAAGCGATTGAATCCGAGGCCGGACTAACAAAGAGCCTTACCGGAATGTCTCTTGATGTCCGCAAGTTCAACTCCTTCATGGACAACAACCACGTTGCTATCAAGGCTATTAAAGATATTTCTGAAACAGCAAACCCGGAAGATATTCTAAAAAAGTTTAAGGGAAACATCAGTCTTGAGGATGCGGAGGCTTTAGCAAAAGCGAAGACATCTGAAGAGATCAAGGGTGTTCTAGTGAATCAATACGCCCTTGGTGGAACGACGCTTTCAACAAACATCTACGACATTCAGCCAACTCTTGCGCATAACCCTGGCGCATACCTTGTTGAAAGAACACCATTGGTTCGTTCTCGACTCCTAAAGATGATGCCAGAAAGAGACATCATTATTGCTGGAGACTCTGGACAGAGAGCCAAGTCTGTATTCAACCTTATTAACAGCATTGAGAATGCTGGCGGAACACCAGAAGATGTACGCGAATTCAGCAAAGAAGCATTCAAGAAGTTTGCTTCAACGTCAAGTTCTGACGACCAGCGCGACGCATACAAGACATACGAAAGCGCTCTAAAGATAATCATGAAGCGAAACGGCGTCACTGATGAGATAGCAAAAGAAATCCTTCAGCGACCACGCAGGGACATGCAGGAGCTGCGCACATTCATGGTAAACAGGATGGGCAACGAGACCGACAACGGAATGTTGAAGGTATATTCGGACATACTGCGCAAGCATTTCCCTCCATCTGTTTACAACGAGATGTTGCAGAACGTTGCAGAAACAGGTGTAGAAGGTTTTCAGATTGCACGTCCAGTTCAGTTATCTGAATTGTTTGACAGAGTCCAGACGCTCCCTGATGTGCGAGAGCTTCGACGTCTAACAACAAACCCACTATTGATGGGGGCATTGACTGAAGCTATTGGGATTAAGGGCAAGCCAACAAAGGCGCTGTATTCATCTTGGAAAAAGATCAACGTTGTTGAATACCTAGACGAAGAACGCGCACTGCAGCTCAAGGGTGAAATAGGTTCATTGCTCACCAAGAACAGAAAGCTTGAAGACAACATAAGGCTAAAGGGCCTCAATGATGAACTCGAAGCATTGACAAAAAATGTTGAGAAGCGCGTGTTCACAGGAAAAGCAAATGGTCTTGTTTCATTTCTTGATACTGTTCAGAACTCAATTTGGAAACCGCTTCAGCTTGCATCAATTGGATATGCAATGCGAAACTCAATAGATGCCCAGGTCCGCATGTCGTTTGGTGGAGGATCTGGATTACTCAATCACCCGGGTGAATTCATCAGTTTGCTTATTGGAGAAACAAAGTCAACAAACAAGTTGTTGAAGTTGACAAAGAAAGCTGGCTTTGACACGTTTGAGAAGTCAATTCTTGGCGAGGCATTAACCGGTAAGGGCGAAGAGTTCATGCGTTCGCTATCTGCTGAGCACGCAGACCTAATGAATTTCAGCGCAAGAAAACAGGGTCTCAGTGCGGCTGATCATGGTGGTCACCTTGCAAGAACAAACAACTGGATTCGTGTCGGCAAGGATCAGGGCGAAGGAAACTACATTCAGGGAATCGTAAATGAAATACATCTAGCCCATGAGGACATTCTTCAGCGTAAGTATGCACAGTCAAAAGTGTTTGGATTCTCCGAGGACGCTGCCAAGGAATCGTTGGTTGCCGAGGCTTCAACTGGTAAAACGTTTACTGAGATCAATGGAATATACAAGCGTGGAGTTCCATTTACTAGATACGAAAACGGTCAACTGCAAAACGTCTTTAGTCCTCAGACCGACATATCAAATCTTGATCCAGTGGCAAAGGCAGAGTTTTTGTGGAACGTTCACTTGAAGCCATCGACAGTTTCTGCTGTTGACAACCTGTCAGGTGGACTACAAGAAATGGACTTCATGATCGCATTCGATCGTGTTCCGATGTTTGACAAAGTATTTACAAACAACATTGATGAACTTGTTCCTAAGTCTGCATCTGAACCAATAAAGCTTGGATCAGTAGTCAAGATCTCCGGGGATCAAGAAGGAATTATTACGCGTTTTTCCAATGATGGGATTGCAACTATTGTTCCGGTGCACAACGGTCCTGCGAGCAAGGGCTTCTATGGGCACCCGGAGGCAAAGAGGTTCGTGAGGAATGCTCCAGTATTTAGCGGGCAAGAAGGAACTGTTGGTCTACCACAAAAAGCCCGCATGGAAATGTACCAAATTGAAGATCGCACACAGCGCGACGCATGGTTTGGTGATGCTCAAAACAAACTTGACCACTTCACAAACAAAGTCTTTAATGAAATGTACGGACAAAAGTGGGTTAAGACCACTGAGCGCAGTCCGGTATTCCGTAAGTTCTACTACGACGCTGTTGGCGAACACATTGACAAACTAAACAAGGGTGATGCAGAAAAACTTTACGCCGATCTTCTTGACAAAGCAAGGAAAGCGGACTTTGGAGACGATGTAGGCAAATACATCGGAAGCAAAGATACTGCAGCAAAACTCAAGCAGGTAGCTACGCAAAAGGGAAAGGGCGGTACGCTCACAGTTCAGCAACTTGACGACTATGCACGCCACTTTGGAATTGACAGCACAAAGAACCTTCTCTACGATGCAAGTTCAAAGAACAACCTTGAAGATACTTTGAGAATCATTGCTCCGTTCGTATCTGCATGGAGAGAAGTTCTTGGAAACTACGTAAGCTTGATGTTTGAAGATCCAACTGTTGCTACACGATTTGGTCGTTTCACCAAGCAGCTTTCTGATGCAGACCCAGACCGTGACGGACGTGGGTTCTTCTATAAAGACCCACAGACTGGCGAGTCATACTTTAAGTTCCCAATGATATTTGGCTTGCCGCTTGGACTAAAGATGACCGGTGTAGACGCCTTCTTCGAAGCACCAGTAAAACAGTTAAGCCAGGGTATGAGTTGGGTTCCGGCTCTTGGACCATTGGCGCAGATACCTGCATCATTCTTGCTGCGCAATACTCCGGATACGAACAAGGTTGTTCAGGTTCTTTTGCCATACGGCAAGGTGTCACCAAGTCAGACAGTGTCGAGTCTTAACCCACTTCCACCAGTTGTTACTAAGACATATGACGTTCTTGCAAGCCTTGTTACAGACTCACAAGACAAGATGAACACTACGTTTGCAAACACTTACGCGGATGTTCTTCGTGCAAAACACGCATCTGGTGATTACGAGGTCAATACTGCAGAGGGTCAAAAAAAGCTGATGGGCGATTCAAAGCGTGACGCTCAGATTATTTCTATATTCAGGATATTCCAGCAATTCGTTGGACCAACAGCCCCTACGGTTGGATACAAGGTAAAGACCACACAGGGTGTTGACGTTTACGTTGACCAGATGCAAAAGGTATTCGAGAAGATGCAGAGGGAAAACTATGACACTGCTGTGCCTAGGTTCTTGAAGGTGTTTGGCGAAGAGATGGCGCTATACGTCGGATCCAAATCAAAAGCTGTGATCCCTGGACTTGAAGGATCAAGGGAGTTTGGTGAATGGGAGTTTGCTAACCCGGACATCCTGAACGAATATCCTGAAGTCGGAGCTTACTTTGCCCCTAACGGATCAGAACTTAACTTTGACGTGTTCCAGCGTCAGCTTAAAGAGGGCAAGCGTGTAAAGCTCACAGACGATCAGCTGATTGATACGGCTCAGAAACGCATTGGTTCAGCCAAATACGCTGTTGCCCGCAAGATGTTTGGTGCAAATCCAAACGATGCTCAGCGAAATGTGCTTGCAAACTACAGGAAGCAATTGCACGCTGAGTTCCGTGGATTCCCGCAGGTAGCTGAGTTCACCGTAGGAAAGCTTGACAACCAGATTATTGCACTTAATGAGCTTGTTAATGATAAGCGTTTGACTGATAATCCACTCACTCCACTCCTGAAGGACTACTTGCGTGTACGTGAGACTAGCTTGCAGAGTGTTGGTGGCAAATCGTTTGATTCCAAGAAAGCTCGGATGGCAAGAGGATCGCTTTACAACTATGGAAATAGCCTTGCAGACAGAAGTCCTGAGTTTGCTAGAATTTGGCAGCGATTGCTTGCACAAGAAGTTGAGGGTTAATGCCTAGGTATACAAATAAATTAAACCCAATGGACCAGTCAGGTGGCACGCAAGACCCTGCTAACCAGAATCAATCTGCTCAGGGCGGACAAACAACCGCATCTCAAGATGTTCAGAATATGAATCTGACAGATGCCCCTGCTGATGGTTCAACTCCTTCATCCGGAGTAATTCCAAAACAGACAACTGTCACAGGTACAAACTTCAAAGTCCCTGGTCGAGTTATTGTTCCAAACAAGAACGACTTCCACAACGCTCAGTACGACTCTGGGTTCGATCCTTCATTTAAGGGGAAGAACACCCTCAGCCGTACCGGTGCAGCAACATACACGTACTATGGGCCGCAACTTATCGATGAGTACGGTCACCTTGCTGGTCCTGGTTATGACGCTGGTGGTGCAGATATCAACTCTGAGTTCCATCAGGCAAGCAAATCAGACCAGCAGATGCTTCTTAACTCTGCTCTAAAGATGGGCTTCTACTTTGGCCAAAAGCCAAGTGGTGCTGCACTTAGTGGAACCGGCACAAGCAATACTGACGACAACGCTATTCAAATGTTTTTCGACTACTCCACGAGAGCTGGACGAACCTGGAGGGCTGTCTCTGGCATGCTCAATCAGGGTCTCATTGCTCCGGCTACGGGTGTCGGCGGTGGTGGGCCTAGGGTTAGCGTTGTCTCCAAGGAGGAGGCAGCCAAAGGACTCTACGATGCGTTCTACACAATCCTTAAGCGCCCTCCTACCCCGGAGGAAATCAAGCAGTCAGCATTAAATATCCAGAACATGGAGCGCTCCCGTGGCCAGGGTGGATCAATGGACGCACCGAGTCTAAAGACTGCTGCACAACTTGAAGCTCAGAAAACTTCACCGAATGAAGCTACAGCAGTATCTGTTGGTAGCGCGGTTACCAGACTATTCGCATTACTAGCAGGTGGATGATGGCAACAGATAAAGATAAAGAGTTTCTTGCACAGGTAGCAAAGCTGCACCCAAAAAGCGACACCGTTGGAGATCTTGAAGCATCAAAGAAGAAGTTCCCAAAGCTCTACAAGTCCGTGCAGGATGGAACTGCTACTCCGGGCAACTGGCTTGATTCATTTCGTGCAAAGTACGGACAGTTTGCTCGCATCCTTGATGGCGCAGAAGGTGAAGCAGAGGCACGCCAAGTTTTTGGTAGTGACTTAATTGACCTAATCCTTGATGTTGCGAAGAATCCAAAGCAATACGACTTCACTACGCAGGCTGGACTTGAATACTTTGACTCAAAAGTTTATGCAACCGAGTATTACAACAACACGGCAGTAGCTGCAAAGAACTTTGATGCCAAGACACGTGGTCAACAGATTGAAGAAGTTGCCACCTCGCGTGGAGAGATCGCTGCAAACTACGGTGACCTTAGCCTCACGAACACCGAACTTGACAGCATCGCAAAGGTGTCAGCTCGTCGTGGACTCAAGGGAACAGCATTAACCAATTACGTCAACTCAATTGTTGGTGACCGCGCTCGCGGCAAAGACGACCTGCTTCAAAGCATGGATGCTCTCCAGCTGAAAAAGGTGGCAAACGCTTACGGTTACAACCCTTCTGATCTTGAGGACCAGATTCTTGCTGGGATTCAGGGCAAGGCTTATAACGGTGAAGTGGTCACGGCTGACACTATTAAGAAAAAAGGTATTGCTCTGGCTAAAGCTGCGTACTTTGGTTTGTCTGATCAACTTGATGCTGGACTCACGCTTCAGGAGATCTTTCAGCCATATCGCGACCTTGCAGCAAGAACTCTTGAGATGGCCCCAGAATCAATTAACTTTATGGATACAAAGTTCAGCGCAGCTTTTGGATCAAAGGATAAAGGTCCAATGAGTATTGGCGAGTTCCAGGACCTTCTTAAGTCTGATCCTAAATATGGATACGACAAGACAAAGCAAGCAAAGAGTGATGCAAGATCCATGGTTATGGCTATGGCTCAAGCATTTGGAAAGGTCCAATAATGGCTACGCCAGCAGATGTATACAACCTCTATGCTCAGGTTGGTGCTCGTGTTACCGGGGAAGGTCAGACATATCTTGACGATGTTTATTCGCAGTTCCAGTCTGGCGGGATGACGGCGCAAGCCGCAACTGATGCATTCAACAACGTTCTCGGTCAAGCTAACCGTGGGTACACAGGCATGGACGGGGGTTCTTTGTCGCTAGATACGGCAATGCCAACCGATGCAGAATCAGCCAAGTCAATACTTAAAGCAGGTCTGGCTTCATACGGCTTGGACAGCCTCTATGACGCTCTGTGGGGAAAGTACATTAAGGGCGAGATCGATACAACAAACCCAGATGCTTTCGTCTATTCCCTGAAAGAAGAAGAGGGATACAAGAAGCGATTTGCCGCAAACGAATTGCGTAAAGCAAAAGGTATGACTGAACTACTTCCTTCAACCTACCTGTCAATGGAAGCTGACTACAAGCAGATCATGGCAAACAATGGTCTTCCAAAGGGTTTCATGGATACCCAGGAAAAGCTGGACAAACTTATTGGTGGTGATGTATCTGCATACGAACTAAACAACAGGCTCAAAGACGCGTACGCTGTTGTTCGTGATGCACCAGTAGACGTTACGGAGAAGCTGAAGACCATGTACGGCCTTACCGACGGCGACATCCTTGCCTACTTTATTGACCCTGAACAGGCTAGAAAGAACTTGACAGCAGCTGACTACAAGATACAGGCGCAGGCAGCGCTTACATCTGCAATGGGGCAGCGCACAGCTGGACTCAACCTTGGTGTGTCATTTGCTGAGGACGTAGCTCGTAAGGGTATTACACAGGCAGCGCAACAGACTGCATTTACTGAAGTTGGAAACATGCGTGAGCTTCGCCGCGCTGCTGCATCAGAGGCTGGTCTATCACAGGAACAGATTGCTGGCGCTGCACTTGGTACCGATGCTGAAGCAAAACGTAAGCTCGATGAACTTAAGAGACAAAAAGTAGCTGGCCTTAGCGGAGGTGGAGGGTTTACTCAACGTCAAGTTGGTGGATCAATTCAATCCGGTTTAGGAAGCATGTGATATAGTTTTAATAGTTCCACTAGGAACTAACCATTGGAAAACCCCCCGGTTTCAATGTGCACTTAGGGGTGTATAAGTTAAGCAGCCGTTTGGTTCCTCCAACCAAGCGTGGGCAGAAGGAGTGGGTCATGTCAGAACAAGGCTTCTACGATGAAGAGGACGTTCAAGACCAAGTGCAGCAAACTCGAGATCCGGTCAGATCACATCTGAAGAAACTGGAACAAGAGAACAAAGAACTTCGACAGCTGAAAGTAGATGCTGAAGCAGCCAAGAGGAAGTTAGCTTTCGTGGAAGCAGGTGTAGACCTGTCAAGCCCGGTAGCTGAATACTTCATCAAAGGCTACGACGGTGAAATCTCTGCTGAAGCCATCAAGTCTGCAGCTTCCAAACTTAACTTAACACCGCAACAAAGTGCACCAGCACCCCAGCAGGTAGCGCCAGCCGAACAGCAGGCGTGGAACCGAATGGGCAATGCAGCACGAGTAGGCGATTCGGGTGAGCCAGAAGTTGACTTTGCTTCACGAATCTCTAACGCCAAATCTGAACGAGAAGTGATGGAATTACTGGCCCAGGCGCGAGCCAACCAAACCAACATCATCTAACTCAATTAAGGAACTAATAACATGGCAGGCGAAACCCAAATGTCTTCACTGTCTGTAGATCAAATTGCGTTTGATCGCCTTGCATACTTTGCATTGCGTTCAGAACTTTTGTTCGATCAGGCAGCAGACGTACAACCAGTAGCACAGGCAATGCCTGGAAGCGCTGTAACATTCACTATCTTCAACGACATCGCAGCAGCGACTGGCACGTTGAACGAAGTGACCGACGTAACTCCTACTGCCCTTTCGGACAGCCAGAAGACCGTCACCCTTGCAGAATACGGCAACGCCGTTGTGACCACAGCTAAGCTCCGTGGCACAGCGTTCTTGGACGTAGACGCAGCAGCAGCAAACGTTATCGGCTATAACGCCGGTGACTCAATGGACCAGGTTGTTGGAGCAGTTCTTGCTGCAGGCGACAACGTGGCATACGCTGGTGGCAAGTCAAGCCGTGTAGGTTTGGCTGTCGCTGACGTGCTGTCAGCAAACGACATTCGCAAGCAGGTAGCTGCCTTGCGTAAAGCCAACGTTCCAACCTTCAACGGTTCGTACATCGGCTTCATCCACCCAGACGTTTCGTACGACTTCCGCACGGCAACCGACGCAGCAGCATGGCGCACGCCAGCCAACTACGTTGACCCAACCGGCATCTACAACGGCGAAATTGGTCTCTTTGAATCAGTACGATTCATCGAAACCCCACGCGCTCCATTGTTTGCTAACGCATTCAACGGCGCTGGCGCAGCTGGAACGGGTGACTCGTATGCAACTCTTATCATGGGTCGTCAGGCTCTTGCTAAGGCATTCAGTACCCAGGATGGAAACGGCGCAATGCCAAAGGTTGTTCGCGGTAACGTGACCGACTTGCTCATGCGTTTGATGCCAATTGGTTGGTACTGGCTCGGTGGCTACGGCCGCTTCCGCGAAGCTTCATTGCGTCGCATTGAGTCAGCATCGTCAATCGGTGCAAACGCTAGCTAAGTAGTTAGCTACATAGCAGTAATCAGTAAGGCCCCTCCGCTTCGAAAGGCGGGGGGGCTTTGCTATAGTTATATAGGACGAAAGGTCATCATGTCGATTTCCAATTACGCAGAACTTAAATTACTTGAACACGTTACCGGCAAGACCGCGTACACAATGCCAACAACCGTGTATTTGAAGCTTCATACTGGTGATCCAGGCGAGGACTGTACGGCAAACGCAGCAGCGAATACAAGTCGCCAGTCTTCCGCGTGGGCCTCCGCAGCATCTGGTTCTATTGCCACATCTGCAACAATCTCATGGACAAACGTTTCGACAACTGAGACATACTCACACTGGTCAATGTGGGACAACAGCACAGCTGGAAACCCATTGTGGTCTGGAGCTTTGTCGTCTTCAGCTGCAGTAACAGCCGGAGACACTTTTCAAATCACCGCGCTAACGCTGTCGCTCGACTAGGAAGGTAGCCCCTAGTGGCAACTAACTTTCCTACTTCTCTTGATGCGCTAACTAATCCGACTAGTGCTAGTTCGCTTACTAGTCCTGACCATGCTGGTCAACATGCTGATGCTAATGATGCTATTGAGGCGTTGCAGGCAAAGGTTGGTGTTAATAGTTCTGCGGTGACTTCATCGTTGGATTACAAGGTTGGGTTAATACCAGGCAAGAACGTGGTTATCAATGGTGCTATGCAGGTTGCGCAAAGGTCAACAAGTGTCACTGGTATTACAACAATCGGTTACAACACTGCCGATAGATGGGCTGGTGGTTCAAGTGGTGCTGGAACATGGACAAATGCCATTGTTGCGGATGCACCATCAGGAAGTGGTTTTGCAAACTCTAATAAATGGACTTGTACAACGGCGCAAGCATCTTTAAGCGCGTCTGCATATGCTATTTTCTATCAAAACATTGAAGGGCAAAATCTACAAAGATTTAGTTTTGGTTCTGCATCTGCTACTTCAGTAACACTTTCTTTTTGGGTAAAGTCAAATGTCACTGGAACTTATGTTGTTGAACTGTATGGACCTGGAAGTATTAGTGCTTCATACACTATTGCTTCTTCTGGTGTGTGGGAGAAGAAAACTCTTACATATGTTGGGAATACTGCAACAGCAATAGCGAATAATAACGCTAGTGGTTTAGGTGTTCAGTTTCTGCTTGCTGCTGGAACAACTTTTACCAGTGGCGGTAGTTTGCAAACCTCTTGGGGAAGTGCTACTAATACTCGTTTTTATGGACAGACCAATGTTGCAGCCGCTACTAGCAACTACTGGCAGATTACGGGTGTGCAGGTTGAGGCTGGTGCTGTTGCTACACCATTTGAGTTTGAAGACTACGGAACAACGCTTGCTAAGTGCCAACGGTATTATTGCAGAGTTTACAGTGCTTATTTAGGAACTGGAATGGCATATTCAACAACATCAAGTATTGTCAATGTTTTTTTCCCGACCACCATGCGTGTTGCCCCATCAGCATTAGAAACAACTGGGGTAGCAGCAAACTATTTTCAAGTAATATCAAATACGGGAACACAAGTTTGCAACGCTGTGCCAGCGCATAACAACCCAAGTACAGATTATTGTGCCGTGACAGCAGTAAGCGCATCAACAGGTTTAGTGCAAGGTAACGCTACCTTCATACTTGCCGCTACTGGCGCTGTCTATTTTGGTTTTAGTGCGGAGTTGTGATGTATTACTACAAAGATATTGAAACACCCTTGGGTGGTATTGCGCGACAGATTTTCTTTTGGATAGGAGAAAATAGTCAAATCAATTTTGCTGATGTTGAGTCAAACACTGGACCAGAACGTTCTGCGTATTTAGCATGGGTTGCTGAAGGTAACACCGCCGAAGAATGGCAACCAGAGTAGGTAAAAAATGCCTATCTCATATAACCAACCTGGATACACCTATAGCCAAGCAGGTGTAATTTACAACCAAGTAGCAACAACCAGAACGGCTACAGGTTCGGGAACTGGCACAGAAACCGCCACAAGATTCCTTCTAGCAAAACGCGATGCCACTGGTTCAGGTGCAGGAACAGCAGTCGCAGAAACCAAAGTCACCCAGCTTCGATTGGGCGCATTGGCCGACTTTAGTTTTCCATATCTAACTGGTGGACGCTTTTACCTAGGTCCACCGGCTATAGCTAGAACCGCCACGGGTTCAGGATCAGGGACACAAACATCACAAGAATTTTTAATAAGAACAAGAACAGCAAGCGGTAGTGGTGGTGGTTCACAAAGCTCAATAGGCATAAAGGTTTTATCCAGTAATGCAAGCAGCTCTGGTTCAAGTAGCGACACTGCAACCATAAAGTTTGTCCAGCTCCGTCTTGGGGCTGTAACGGACTTCAGCTTTCCATACTTAGCTGGTGGACGGTTCTACCTTGGTGCACCAATAGTAAATCAGACAGCAACTGGATCTGGAAATAGTTCTCAGTCCTCAACGGGAATAAGGACAGCATTACGCAGCGTTAATGGTTCTGGTTCTGGTTCTAGCGTAACTGTTGGTGCAAGGGTCTTCTTCCGTTCTGCAACTGGTTCTGGATCCGGCACACAGGAAGCATCAAGACTGCTTACGGTAATAAGAGTTGGAACATCTTCGGCCGGGACAGGATCGTCCTCATCAAGCCGAGTTATAACAAAACTGAGAACAGCTACTGCCAGTGGTCAAAGTACTGCTAGTAGTATTACCCTTCATGTTGTTGTCAGATTTACTACTGGTAGTGGCCAGGGAACGGCATCAGGGGTTGCATTCATCACGCGTTTCCGCTCGGCAACGGGTAGTGCAACAGGAGCTTCGTCTTCAGATGAGATCATCGTCTTACTCAGAAATGGAACTGGGTCAGGGGCATCGACGGACACTTTTGCAGAATGGATGAAGTCCCACATATTCAGGACCCCATCTCAAAACAAAGTCAAATACTTTGAAACAATATACGAGGAGCCATCTACGTATCTCTTTGGTCACGTAACCAGGGGTAAACGGGGGATAAATATATACCGCTTATTTGACGGTACATACGTGGACACCGATCCAAGAATACAGGGTCTCGTTGAAAAAGAATACCTTGGTGGGCATGACCACTTCTTGAATGATTTAGAAATAGAGCAATTAACATTAGCCGGATACGGGGAGTACATAACATAATGCCAACGTTCAATCCTCCTTCAGATGACTTTGTTGTTCCGGTAATAATTGGAGAGTACATGGACGAACTGTACTTATCAAAAGAATCAAGAATGGCTAACCGGCTTGGCGCGTTTATACGCGCATCTGGTCGTGGGCGTAACGTATTCCTCCTTAGTACCGGTGGGTATACCGATAGGCAGCCATCGGATTACTCAATTGTTTCAAAGGTCTACTATGGTGGACATGAGAATTCGATCACAGCAGATGAAGCTGCATCCCTAACAGCCGCAGGATACGGAGCATACATATCGTGATTCACCAACAGACCCACCCAACCCTGGATGTCGATGGTTGTTTTGCCTGCCGTGTTTCTGGTGTGCGCATGGGCATGAACACCACTACAACTCGTGGTCAGAATGTTGACAGTATTAACAAGACTGAGCGCAATTGGCAGAAGGACATGCCAGCTTACAAGCGCTTACGTCAAAACGGTCTACAACCAAAGCGCATCGATGGTGCTGCTGAGGTGGAGAAAAAAGCAGAACATAGTTGGCAAGTCGAGACTGGAATAGGTATATGAAAAAGAAGACAGACAAGATGGGCAAAGTAATGCATGAGTTCAAGGGTGGAACACTCAAGTCCTCATCTGGCAAGAAGGTCACATCACGCAAGCAAGCTATTGCTATTGGTATGTCAGAACAAGCAGCAGCAGCTAAAAAGAAAAAGAAGAAGTAATGGCTATCGAATACAGGGGTGAGAAGTTTGCTGGTTACAACAAACCAAAGAAGACTCCGGGTGCATCAAAGTCACATGCCGTACTTGCCAAGTCTGGCGAGCAGGTAAAGCTAATCCGATTTGGTCAACAAGGCGTGCAGGGTTCCCCTGATGGATCAGCAAGAAACAAAGCATTCAAAGCTCGACACGCCAAGAACATTGCAAAGGGCAAGATGTCTGCGGCTTATTGGGCAAACAAAGTCAAATGGTAAGATTTCATAACAACTAATCAGGAGAAGCCATGTCAGCTAAAGGCGAAAAGTACAAGTCCAAGGGTGCTATGAAGAAGCACGAAAGCAAAGAGGGCATGAAGGACAAGATGATGGAATACGGCAAAAAGAAAGCCATGAAGAAAAAGAAGTAAATGACAACTACTGCAACCCTTATTGACAGGACGTTGCGCCAGCTACTATCGGGAACGGTTGAGGCTCGCAACAAGCTTGCCACTACCATCAATTCATCTGCGACGACGGTCACAACCACGTATGCACTTGAGTCTCTTCGTGCTGGTCAGGTGTTTGAGATTGAGTCAGAGATGTTTTATGTTTGGGAAGCTGATGCTGCAACAAAAACTCTTACAGTCCAGCGTGGATATAACGGAACGGTAGCTGCAGCCCACACTGCTGGAGCAATAATTACTGCCAGCCCAAGGTTCCCTAGGGCTCAAGTTCTTGAAGCAATTAACGATGAACTAATGGACTTGTCTTCACCAATGCACGGCTTGTTTCAGGTCAAGACCCTTGATTACAGCTACAACGGTACAGATAGAATGATCAACCTGGTTGGTGCAACTAGCGTAATTGACTTGATTGGAGTTTCAGTAAGGTATCTAAACGATGATTACCCAGTAGCGCGCAAAGTAAAGCTTGTTCGCGATCTTCCTACTGATGATTTTACGTCAGGGTTTGCGATTAAATTCGATCAAAACGTATTCCCCGGAAGACTGAGGATTGTATACAAAACTGCATATAGCGGTACAACCAGTGAATCTACTGATATCAATACAACATGTGGTGTGCAAGATTCAATCACAGACATCATCACTATAGGTACGCAGATTCGCCTGATGGCACCAAGGGAAATTAAACGCAACTTTACAGAGTCACAAGGTGACACACGTAGAGCAGAAGAAGTTGGTGCTGGAGCAGTTACCGCTTCTATATCCAACCTGAAGCAACTTCGCAAGGACCGTATTATTGCCGAAGCTGCACGTTTGGCCAGGTCGTACCCAACGTTCCTAACACGGGAGTAAGCCGTGGCTGGCCTGCTCACGTTTGCGGAACCATTTGTAAACACTCATCCATTCTTTACAGGAAAGTCACTAAATAACTTGGTCCCAGATATTTTTCCAGTAGCAATTGATGGACGACCATACCTGGTCGATCAAAAGTCAAATCAATTTGTACGTGGGTTTGAGGCACGCGTACGTGACTCGGTTGACCAGTCAACGTCTCCAGGAGAGGCAGCTATTAACCCGCAGGGTTTGTGGCGTCGTGGTGAAACCTCATGGCATCTAGGTGCGGGTCAGCTGTATGCAGATACTGCAGAGGCACAGGACTACAGGTTTTACTCAAGCAAAGGCATTAACCCTTGGACCAAGGGGCAGCTCAAGCTTCTCAACAAGGTAAAAGAATCTCTTAACTCGGCTAATACCAACCTTGGATTGCATGTCGCTGACGGCAAGGTGTACGTATCTGACGGTACGGCTGTGAGGTATTCATCAAATCCGTTTGCTTCCTCTCCAACTTGGACCCCTATAACCGGTCTACCAGCTGGTCACACTCCTCGTGACATGGCTTCTGATGGAAGCAACATTTACTTGACTTACGAGGGAACAGCCAATACTCATGGTTTGTGGAAGATTGATGATACCCAAACTGCAGCAAACCTTGCATACGGTGATGAGTTTTATTATGTCGACTTCGTAAAAGGATACGTAATGGTGTCCGGAAATACTGCTGCAGGGAATGCAAGACTCCTTCATTACAGCCCATCAGGAAACGTTGGTGCCGCTAATTACACACATCCGCTAACAACATGGAACTGGACAAGCTTTGCTGCTGGACAGAACGCAATCTACGCAGCTGGATACAGCGGAGACCGCGGTGCAATCTACAAGATAACCATTGCAAGCACTGGTGTTCTAGATACCCCGGTCGTGGCTCTTGAGTTCCCAGCTGGAGAAATACCAAACACTGTCTTTGGATACCTTGGTGGCGTGTTCATCGGAACAAGCAAAGGTGTCCGCTATGCAACATCTGACGCCGACTCGAACCTTACCTCTGGCTCACTAATCCCTGTGTCTGGAGGAGTCACCGCATTCACGGCTGACGACAAATACGTATGGTTTAACTGGTCCAACTATGACGGTGTGTCTACCGGCCTTGGTCGCATTGACCTGTCTTCGTTTACCTCAGCTAACACACCGGCATACGCAACTGATCTGATGCTTACGTCCACAGCAAATGTCAACAACGTAATTACATACGACAACAAAAGGATCTTCTCTGTTTCAGGAGATGGCGTGTATGTAGAGGACACAGCAAACTTGGTTGAGACCGGAGAGATAATCACCGGGACATACCGTTGGGGTATCCCCGACCGCAAGTTTGTGGCTAAGTTTGACATCAGAACTACCCCTCTTGCCGGAACGGTTACACCATCAATTTCTAGTGACTCCGCTTCGTATGTGGCAATGTCTCCCCATGAGCAGCAATCATCCACCGAGATGGTGTCAACTGGACCTCAGTCAAAATTTATTGAAGCAAAGTTTAAGATTGTTTTAGCTAGGGCAACAGCAACCACAGGCCCAACTGTCACCCGATGGATGGCTCGTGCCTATGCCTCCCCGGCCCGCAGCCAGGTATTTCGTGTTCCAATACTTATGCACCATAAGATCATTGATAATCATGGATCCGAGCATTACTTTGACGTTGAATCAGAATTGCAATCATTGAGAAATCTAGTGACAAACCCAATCGTGGTAAACTATCAAGAAAATACCGAGACATTTTCAGTGGTTGTTGAAGATCTGGAATTCCAGGTGGTCGATGGCTACTATCAAAACTGGGACCTAGAAGGAACCTGCATTGTTACAATGAGATCGGTACAGGATTAGGAGAGTAAATGCCATACGCAACTAGGAGATCGTATTCGGGAGCATCAACTGCCTGCACACTCACGTCCTCGATTACATCTGGTGATACAACCTGCACATTAAGCGGAGTTGTAACAGCTTGGCCTTCAACTGCCGGTGGTTCTTTCTTCATGGTTATTGATCCGGGCCTAAGCACGGAGGAAAAAGTTCTTGTTGGTTCTCGCTCAAGCGGATCTCTATCAACCATTACTCGTGGCGTAGACGGAACAACTGCTGCATCACACGCAGCTGGTGCAACCTGCTACCCAGTGTTCACGGCTGTTGATGCAGATCAGGCCAATGCTGTAGCTTCAGCACTTTCCACCAAGGGCGATGTTCTTGTTACTGACGGCTCAACACTAAACCGTTTGGCTGTTGGAACCAACGATTATGCTTTGCTAGCTGACTCTACAGCAACTAATGGTGTTGCTTGGAAACAGATTCCTGCTGCTGGTTTGGCTACAGACTCAGTGACAAAAGCAAAGATTGCTGACCGCGCTGTTGGTTCTGCTGAACTTGACGGTATCTCTATCAACGCTGGTACGACTAGCGCATACACGCTCGTTGTAGGTGACGCTAATCGTGTTGTTACTTTCAGTGCTACTACCACGGTGACTATTCCTGCATCAGTGTTTTCTGTTGGCGACCAAATCAACATTCTGCAAACTGGTGCAGGTCAGGTAACTATCGCTGGTCCAAGCGTAACTTTGCGTAGTGAATCTTCGCGTCTAAAGACTCGCGCACAGTACGCAATGGCTACGGTGATTTGTATTGCCAGTAATGAGTTTGTCGTTCTCGGCAACGTTGTTGCATAGTTATGCAGATTCTTGGTGCTGTTGGTGGGACTTATAGCGGTGTAGCACCCACGATGGGTTCGGCTACTAGTGCGGTTGGTGGTTGGTCTGCAACGATTACAAACTATGACGCTGCTTACACGTATTCGGCTACAACTACTGCTGGTTCTGTTTCTCTTTCTACTAGCACTATTACGCAGTCTGGGCTATCTGCTGGTGCATCGGCGACAGTAACGATTACAACTACTCGTAGTGGTTATGAGTCTGCCACTGGAACGGTTACTGGTTCTGCGTTGGCTTACCCAACCATTGAGTTGATGGTTGTTGGTGGTGGCGGTGGTGGTCCAGTTGGATTTAACAATGGCTCTGTTGCTGCATCTGCGCCTGGTGGTGGTGGCGGTGGAATCAGTATTTCTGCTTCTGCTGCATCCGTTGGTGGAACATACACCGTCACTGTCGGTGCGCTTGGAAGTGGCGGTGCATTCAGCCCTGCCAACGCTGGTGGACTATCCAGAGTTCTCAACCCATCATCTTCTGTTGTCGTAACTGCTGACGGTGGTGGTGGTGCAACAAACGGTTACCCATCTGGTACTGCTGGAGTCGGCGGTAGTGGTTCAACATCCAATGGAACAACTGGAACATTTGCAACAAGCAATACTTGGACTGGTGGTTACACCACATCATTTACTGGAACATCTTTAACGTTTGGTCGCGGTGGGACATCTGCGCCTGCTACTGGTCAAACGGCTGCAGCAAACACGGGTGACGCTGGTGTTGGTGGTGGCGGTGGAAACCCATCCCCAGGTGGTTCGGGTGGTTCAGGCGTTGCTTATTTGAAACTGTTGACTTCGGATACTTCACGCATTAGCGCGACAACTGGAAGTCCTACTACAAGTACAACTGGTTCTTACACGGTGTACAAGTGGAGCGCATCAGGTTCATTCACAATTGCGTAGCAAATGGCTGATACTTGTCCCTGCTATCGGGTTTGCACTATTCGCTAGACCTGCTAAGGCAGATGTGCTGGGCAACTGGACATTCAGCCAGTCACAAAACTGTGGTGGTTCAATTGAGGTTGTAGATAACACCATCATCTTGCATGGTCCTGATGGCAACGGTTGCTCTGGTCAAGCGCATTGGGTCAAGATTGAAACCACAATTCCCGCAGATGTAGACACAATAGATTTCACCTGGTCGTACCAGACAACTGATGGTTGGGTGTATGACCCACCACAATACGGAATAAACGGCACATACACCTTGCTTACACAACAGAACAATGCGACAGGCGATCTGTCTGTATCGGTCCAAGAGGGCGACATCTTCACGTTCCGGCAGTATTCGATTGACACCTGTTGTGCCCCTGGTCACCTAACTATTGCTAACCTATCTTTATGGGCATCTATAACCACATCCACGACGTCGACGACAACAAGTACTACTACTGTTCCGCCAACGACTGTCCCTGCCACAGTCCCGACTACTACGACAGTTCCAGAAACCTCAACCTCGTCTACATCAACGACTACAAGTACGACCAGTACAACCTCGTCGACGACAAGTACTACAACGACAAGTACAACGGTGGTTTTACCGGAGAGCTCAACTAGTTCTTCTTCCGTACCGCAAACAACATCGTCAGTATCAGTGCCGACCACGACACTACCGCCAGAAACGTCAACATCTACTGAACCTCCCCAAATATACGAGCCAGAACCGACTGAGCCTTACGTTCCTGAAGAGCCTGAGATAACCGAGACAGGCACCACAACGACAGTAGCAGAGGAGCCCATCCAAGAGGAGACGCCTCCCGAAGAAACAACCACGACAACTGAGCCAAGTCCAGAAGAAACATACCCTGAGACTACCGAGCCAGAGGTGGTTGACACAACCCCTGAGACGCTTCCAGATGCCCCCTTAAGCGATGAAGAAGTTGTATCCATACTTGAGGAGGCCACAACCGTAGAGGCCCTTGTAGAAGCTCTTGCACAGTTAACCCCAGATCAGGTCACACAGGTGGTTGATCAAATCCTTGCTGAAGAACCAACCCAGGCACAGGCTGTTGCACTTGCTACATCTCCCGAAGTGCTTGCTGTAATTAGCAGTGAACAGGCAGACCAGATCTTCGAAGCATTAGATGTTGCAGAGCTAACTGACGCGCAGACCGAGGAACTTATTGCTGCGGTTCAGGATGCCTCGGCTGAAGTGCGGTCTAGTTTTGAGGACAAGATTGACATCTTCAAGAGTGCACTTGACACCTATGTCCCGCTTGGATCCAATATCCCAGTAGGACAAAGGCGAACTCTCATCGCTGTAGGAATAGGGATAACCCTCGCAGCGGCAGGTACTAGAATTAAACGTTAATGAGAAAGATCTTTGATTACCTAGCTGATAACTCCTGGACGTACGCTGGTACGGGCATGGTTCTAATCACCCTGTCCGGCCCTACTTTGCGACAGGCTGTATGGATTACTGGTGTAACATTGATATTGCATTCGGTACTCACACTCAGTAAGAAAGACTAACCATGGCAAAGCTTCAAAACATCATCTTCCGTATCTTCGCATTGTTCGGTTCATCAGCGTTAGCAGCTGTTGCCGGTGGTGCACTGATTGGTGTTCAGCTCTGGAAGTCTGCGGCTTTAGCCGGAATCATGGCATGCGCCCAAGTAATCGAAAAGCTCCTCCGCTTCAGCGTTGACGGTTCACTCACCAAAGAAGAAATTGAACTTGCGTTCACTGGTGCAGTAAAGCCACAGCCTGAAGCAGCAGCTGAGTAATGTCGTTACCGATAGTACCGATCAAGTACTGCGAGCACATCAAAGGAAAGAAACCAAGCGAGATAACTCCGGCCATGCTGCGCAAGTTATCCACAGGTGGACAGATGCACCATTGTGCTGCCCGTGCTTTCGAGGCACTAGTAGCAAAGGCAAAGGAAGATGGAGTGGTTATCAAACCCACTTCCAACGGTGACACATTCCGCAGCATCGACCAGCAGCTCAAAGGATTCTTGCAACGCTACAGTGAGACCGACACTGGTACTGGCAAGACACGCACATACAAAGGCAAGAAGTGGTTCCTTAAGCCAGGCAACGCTCCTCTTGCAGCACCTGAGGATGATCCGAACAAATGTTCGCGTCATATGCTTGGCATTGCTGTCGATGTTGCTAACGCTAATGGCAAGATACTTGAGTGGATGAAGCTCAACATTGCAACCTTTGGATTCTCTTGGGAAGTTGTGCCTGAAGAACCATGGCACATCCGCTGGGTAGACAGCACACCATCGCAAGCTGTCCTTGACTTCGAGGCCAAGGCATAACCTTGTGGATTCTGGGATCGCTGTCGTTCTCGCTGCTGCTGTTACTGGTGCTTTTAGTTTGCTAACTATGCTTGTGCAAAAGTTCCGCAAAGAGAACGCTAGAGATCACGACGTGGTGATGGGGATGCTCAAGTACATGCACAAGTCCGTCATCCGTACGGAGGGTAAGTTGGACAAGCACATTGAGGATCACAACAGAAAGATCTGAGTGCCCCCCGTCGGGTTGCCACAGTCCGACTCCCTAAACAATTCACAGCGCACAGCCACACGACATGGCTGACTACCCAGGTTCCCCTGTTTACTGCCCACCTCCTGCGACGGAAGCACACACATGCGACTAGCCAGTTGTTGTTCGAACAAGGTATACCCTTGCCCAAACTTTTGCAACCTGTGTGTTAATGTTTCTTTTGTCACTCGGGGGCTTTGGTTATTCCCTTCCTTGGGCTCCCGGGTGGCATGTACATACGGAAGGAAAACCAATGAGCAAGTTCACGGAAGTACTATCCACAAAACAATATGTTCCAGCTCAAGACAAAATCAAAAATGTTCTTGATCCTGATTCATACAAAGACTTCATGGAAGCAATGGATAACCCCGGCATAACCGCAGCAGCAATCTGTCGCGCACTCAAGGATCTTGGTGTTGAAGTATCTGCCATGAGTATCCAAAGATGGAGGCAGAAGTGAGTAGTAAGTTCCAAGAGTCTGTAGAGTTGCGGAATGAAATTGCAGAACTTAGGCGTGCTCTTAAAACAAGCCAGCTCTCAGAGTCAAGATCGAAGATCAAATCTCAGGGGATCATTGATGCAGTATATCGTGCTGCAAAGGATGCGTCTCTTGCTACGGGCAATGCTCGCAGAACACCGGCGTTACCAAAGAAAGATGTCCGCAAAGCAAAACCAGAGGTAGCGCTTGTTCATGCAACTGATTGGCAGTGTGGCAAGAAAACAATATCGTTTGACATTGCTACTCTCTCTGAAAGAATAGAGACATTTGCACAGAAGGTTCTTGAACTCACAGAGATACAGCGCGCACATCACCCAGTAAAAGAATGCGTTCTTATGTTTGGTGGTGACATGGTTGAAGGTGTGTCTATCTTCCCTGGTCAGGCGTACGAGATCGAAGCCCACCTGTTCGAACAGCTCTTTGAAGTATCTAGGATCATGGAACAAATGGTTCGCACGTTCTCTTCGTACTTTGAGAAGGTATCAATTGTGTGTGAATACGGTAACCACGGACGGCTTGGTCGTAAGGGAGACATGCCAGATGGGGACAACATTGACCGTGTTGCATATAGGATAACAAGTGACAGAACAAAAGATCTAAAGAACGTCACGTGGCAACAGTCATTGGACTGGTATCAGATAGTAACCATTGGCAAATACAGGGCACTACTTGTGCATGGTGACGAGATTGGATCATACGGAGGCATACTCCGGAAGGTCAGCTCGTGGTCCACTGGCGTTGTTGAACCGTTTGCTGACTGCTATGTCGGACACTTCCACACCCCAACAACATTGACCATGGCTAATGCCGGACGTATCTTTGTATCCGGATCACCGGAGTCACACAATGAGTATGCACGTGCGTATGTTGGTGCGGTAGGTAAGCCGTCTCAACGTCTCCACTTCATCGACCCGGAAAAGGGTCGCGTCACTGGAGAATACACGTGTTGGCTCTAGGCGTGCGCGTCTGCGCGTGCGTGTATGACGGGGTCATCCCGCGAACCCCGAGGTGCGGGGAAAAAATGGACGACTCCGATGAATGAACCGCTGACCTACATATACGTGACGTGGAGAGACGCCCACTCCGGGACGAACACATGGACGCAGCCGTCCGAGATCGATCCCGAACCATGCATCGTGAGGACATCCGGATTTCTTTTGTCCGAGGCCGACGGCGGGAAGCCGGATCATGTCACCGTGTTTCAATCAATCACCCCGGATGGAGATGTCGACCACGTTCTGCATATCCCGGTCAAGATGGTGGTGGATTTCAAGTGTGTCCAGGTTGACTTCGACGCCGGGGTTGTGATCACTCGGCAGACCTAGTATCGTGATCCCACCCACAAGGAGGGAACATGGAAACCAAGTATCAAATTACAAAGCCTGAGCACGGAAGCCAGGAATGGTTGTTCGCACGTTGGCAGGACGATAAGGGTCGCAAGCGTATTGCTGCATCCACCGCAGCTGCCGTGCATGGTGAGCACAAGTACATGACACCAGGCGATCTTGCTGCTGAACTGCTAGCAAAAGAACCGCCAATGCCAAAGCCACCAACCCAAGCAATGGAGCGTGGCAACCGCATGGAGCCAATGATTATCCAATGGGTAGCAGACGAAGAACGAATTGAATTGTTTACCCCAAACGAATTGTATTGCTTCGACGATGGCAGGGCACGAATGATTGCCACCCTCGATGCACAGGATGGAACAGGAACACCATTTGAAATCAAGACGATCAACAAGAAATGGGATGGAAAGCTCCCACCACATTGGTATTGGCAAGGAGTCCAGCAGTCCATCTGCTCGGGCATGCGAGACATTGAATGGCGTGTCTTTGATAACGAGATGGTTATCCACCGCTATAAGCAAACCGTTTCGTCTGACGAGCGCCAAGTACATATTGAGGCAGTTGCAAAGTTTCTTGAGGCGATTGACCTAGGAGATGTCCCCGACACGGCGATAATGTCGTACGAGAATATGAGTGAGCTGTATTCGAAGTCGTTACCTATTCAGGTAGAACTTCCGGCTGAAGCATCACTAATGATTGCCGACCTTGAGAAAGTCAAGAACGTAATCAAAGAATTAGAAGCAAGAGAAAGCATTATCAAGGCGGACCTTGGTAAGTTACTGCAAGAAGCAGAAGAAGGTGTGATCGACGGGGAGGTCGTGATCACTTGGAAAGAACAGAAGCGTACATCCTTTGACACGGCGCGATTTGACAGGGAGCGTCCGGAGCTGGCAAAGTTGTACAAGAAGGACACGAAGTTTCGTGTAATGAAAACCAAAGGAAGGAAATAACAATGGCATCATTCAACTTAGATAACTACGAGACCGTCGAAGATCGACTCGTCAAGTTTTGGAACGAACACCCGGAGGGAAGAATCCTTACAGGTGTCCACTACTACGACGACAACCGTATTCTTGTGCGTGCAGAGATCTACTTCAACCGTGAAGACGATCGTCCTGTAGCTACCGGATACGCAGAAGAACTTCGTGGTGCATCTCCGGTCAACCGGACAAGCCATGCGGAAAACGCAGAAACGTCGGCAATCGGACGCGGACTGGCCAACTGCGGGTACGCAGCTAAGGGTTCACGCCCTAGTCGTGAGGAGATGGAGAAGGTACAGCGAATGGGTTCTGCACCTGCGCCATCAAAGTTCATCAGCAACAAGTCAACCGATGAAATCATTAGCGGACTCGTTGATACGTTCGGAGCAGAGAAGGTTGAAGGACAAAAATCTGCACCAATGATCAAGAACCCAGGTGAAGCAGCATCAGAGAAGCAAGTCAACATGATCCGTGCAATCCTGTCAGGTCAGGGTATCAAGGGTCAGGAAGTCTTGGATCTGTGTGGTGCAACTATCGGTCGTGAGCTAGACAGCTTCGACTCGTTGACCAAGGGCGAAGCCTCAACACTGATTACAAAGTTTAAGTAATCATGTTTCGCTCAAGGGAAGACAGAGAAACAATCATTGCTTTGCGCAGAGAAGTCGCAGAGCTACGGCAACAGCTTGTGTTCATGCAGCAGTACTCCAAGAAATTGGAAGAAATGATAAGACACGTTGTTGTTTGAGGACTGGATGAGGATCGGCCTGGACATGGGCTGGGCCGGTCCACCAGTTTGTTTCACTCATGATGGATTGCCATGCTCGGTAGAAGAAGAAGAGCTAGACGATTCATGTATGCATATCATCCGGCTGTACGAAAGCAACGAGCACAAGCTCCAAGTAGAAGATAACCACAGCCCATCATTATGGAGGAATAACTATGACAGATGAAAGGAAAGGTGAATGTGAAGGCAACCAAGAAAAATGTAACGCAGATGGGTGTCCTTTATTCGGGGCGCTCGGACGACCAGGTCGTGACGGTGCGCGTCGGATTAGAAACTGTGGTGACCCTGCAGCTAGGGGTAAGAGGAACCGCACTAAGGGTGATTCGAAGGCGCGTCGAGCGCGTAAGAAACTTGGGCTGGGCGGTCACCTTACCCGTCACGAGGAAAATTGGGGTGGTGCTTTTCGTTGCGAGGTCAAGGCAGGGGCTCAGGTTGGCCCGATTTGGACGAGGTTCAGAGATGCTAAAGCCCAAAGTGACACGGCTAAATCGTTGGGTGATAATCGTCCGTTTGTAATGGTAGCCATGCCGGATGGTACAACCGAGGGTGTGGTACTGATGACTCTTACTGAGTTCACAGAAATTGTAAGCCTTATTCCATAAGGGTTAAAAGGAAAAACTATAATGGGAGGGAACGATGAACAGACTTACTCGGTGCATTACTGCACTACTGATGTGTCTCGGCGTGATGACAGCAGAAGCTCAAGCAGCTGGTGCCCCGTCGGAACAAGCCTCACCTGCACCAACTGGGATACGTGCGGATGTGAGGAAGCTGACGACCCAGACAATCCAGTTCAAGCATGGGGATATTTCCTGGTTGCGAGATCTTGCCCTCCAGGCTGGCTGGAAACCTGGGCAGATCAAACGCCTTGGGCAGATCATCTTGAGAGAATCAGGTGGGTGCCCGAACCGAAGAGGTGGTGACGTTGTGGACTCTAGCTGCAATGTAACTGGTGTATCCGAATGGACACACAGGTCTGACAGCGGACTGTTACAGATCAATGGTGTGCATTGGAAGAAAGACCACGCTCAGTACGCAGGGTTAGTGTGTAAACAGATGGGCGTATGTGAACAAGATAAGCTTCTTGATCCACTTACAAACCTAATGGCCGGACGACTCCTCTTCGAAGTTGCAGGGTGGAGTCCCTGGTCTACGAACTGAGGATAAATGTCAGACCAAAAACGAAGGGAGCTAAACGTGAGCATTCTCGAGGAGTGGCACTTATCAAATAAGAAGTTCGATTGGATGGACGATGCAGATTGCAAAGGGATGACGCACCTATTCTTCCCGGATAAAGGCGATGCAGATGGGCTAGCTGCGTTTGCCAAGGAGATATGCAGGACTTGTAAAGTCAAGGATGACTGCCTACAATTCGCATTAGACAATACATTTACGGAAGGAATATGGGGTGGCATGGGCCCACGACAACGCAAGGATTACAAATCAAAGCTACGCAAGAAGGCAATAGGTTTGATGTGATCGCTGACAGAGCGCTGCTTAACGCATCAAAGTTTCTACGCCGTGTGTATGTAGGTAGGATCGAAGAGCAAGATCTTCACGACACACTTGAAGCAATTGACACAGAGATACATCAACGAATAAGGGAGAAAGCAAATGAATCCAGAAAGAATAGACAAGTTCATTGACCGTTTGTGTGGCTTGTTCCCAAAGGACAACGTCGCACGCAACACAGTTAAGAATGCATGGCACTCAGATGGTGTGATGCTGGATGCAAGCTATGAGGACTGCATCAAAGCGTTGCAGATCCTTGAGAAAGACAAGTGGTTTCCATCACTTAACAGGGTGAAGGAAGTATTGCGCGGCTTGGCTCCGGCTAAGCAGTTCTCCAGGTACTGCAACAAGTGTGAGGGTTCCGGGTGGGACACGGGTATACGCATGAAACGCGACTATTCAAAGCCTAAAGAGACATGGAACATGGTGCGCGGGACGTACGAGATCGAAGAGTTCGGTCATACATACAGCGTTGCGCGCCAATGTTCATGCGTAAGGGAGGAGATTGAAGCTGATGCAGAGACAGTGGAAATGTCCTTCTTGTGAGATGACACTCACTACATACGTCGAACCAAAGGGTTCGCCGGTATGCTTCAACAAAAGTAAACACTCATCTATAGCAGTAGAGATGGTATCCAATGAGAAGGAAAAGAAACATGGTCGCACTTACAGACAATGACAAAGAACAAGTAGAGAATCTATTAACAGAGATACTGATGCTGGCATTGATTGCAGCACCACACATACGTCCACTGATAACAGACATAGCCATAGGTGTAGCTGATCTACTCCCGGCTGAGTCAGTGGATAGGAGCAAGATGTACGCAGAGTATCGAGCCAAGGGAAAGGTGGTTAGCAATGGATGAACTAGAGAAGATTATCGAGGATGAATACAAAAAGATATTCTCCGAAAGCTTTGAGGTTGAGATGAATGACTTCAAGAAGATGGAAGTTTTCTTTCATGAGGTAGCGCATCCAATGGACGAGGGAGACAGCGAGCTATGGTACCTGTCCTTGAACGTGAAGAACCGGGGCGAGCTGACCATAGTGAACGAAGCAGATGAAACAACTGAAGTCTCAGCAATCAGCTGTATGTACAAGGCCACATACCCGGACATCTACGTGCTGACCGATGACTACGAAGCTATAGACGAATGCAAGAAGGATGACTGCATTGGGATCATTACTCGATCGGAAGCTTGGGCATCTCCTACCGCTGTCGACCGGGGCATACGTCCTTCCGCTGCTGACGACAGGGTGACAATCAAACTCACAACGATGACAACACCACTAGGTGTGCATATCATCAGTAGATTTCCGGATGGAAAATTAGAATCAGAAAGCATTCCAAAGGATCAGGTCTACAAAAAGAATATGAAACTTGCAAGCGCATTAATCGACGCTTGCTTTACTTGGTAGCTGCTACCGCTACCGCTACCGCTGCGGACATCACGCGTAAGGATCGTCTCCACTCCCCGATTCGGCGGGGTGGGGGCGGTGATCCGGCGGAGTTGCGAACCCCCCCGAATCGGTGATATCGTGGATTTCGCCGACAGTTCCGAACGGCAAAGAAAAAAGTAAAGTAGTTATAGTTCTCTATCGGGTCTTACCCTTTCTACCCCGATAGATGAAAGTCCGCTAACACTTATGGACTATGTGGCTTGCATACCCACACAAGTTGGCGAGTATGCAATCTACTTGTAGTCCGTGAGTACTTAGGGTTGGGTATCCCCATACCGCAAACCCCCTGACTCTAAGTATTCACGGATCACAAGTAATACCGCTTGTGATTATCCAAAACCAATAGGGAGATAATCAAATGAGTACAGAAATACTAGAACAGGTTGCTAACGCTCAGCCGTTAGAACCACTAAACGAGTGGAGTCAAGCAGACTTTGCTTTATCAAACGGATTAGGGCGAGTGTTGCTCTATGGTGCGCCAGGAACAGGCAAAACTTATTACGCCTTGCACTACCACCTAGACGACAAGCCATCATTCCGCTTGACTTGTAATGATGAAATGTCCGAGTATCACATCTTAGGTACTTGGAAGCAAGAGACTAACGACAACGGTCAGGTAGTAACTAACTTCCATGAAGGCCCTGCTATTGAAGCATGGCGTACTGGTGGGCGTTTAGTCATTGACGAAATCAACCTAGCCAATAGCGCAATGGTTGGTGTGCTGATGTCAATGATTGACACTAGCCATAGTTCACGGTGGCGTAACCCTCAGACTGGTGAGATCGTTACTCCGCACCCCGACTTCTCAGTCGTAGCAACTATGAACGGTGAGCCAGAGGACTTGACTAGGGCTATTCGTGATCGATTGGTCGTACAGTTAGAGATCAACGAGCCACACCCTGATGGTCTGCTTGCTTTACCTGAGTACTTGCGTGAGATTGCTTACTCGTTTGGTAGCCGTAGTGGTAATGACCGCTACTCACTACGAAACTTCGTAGAGTTTGCTGGAATCTACAGCAGGACTGGCAACCTACAGCACTCTGCCCAAGTGTGCTTACCTCGTATCCAAGAGACACTGATGGACACTCTCCTGCTTGCAAAGGTGGAAGCATAATGGCTACCACTGTGGACTTTGCTAAGAGCATAGAGCGTAACCTCAATGACCAAAGGAAACTTGGCTTTGAGATGCCAAAGGCTTGCCTATACGGCGTGGATACTGATGGTCTTGTAATGCTATGTGACGAGAGAGGTGACATATACGATTTGCTAGACGGTACTGATGTAGCCGATCTACTCACTGTGTATAGCCACATAGGCGTAGCAACTACAGGTTGGGCTTCACCTCATGATGATGACTCAGATATACCACCATCACAGCGTAAGGACAGGCGTAGAGTTCGCTTAGTTGTTGTTGCTGACAAGAAATCTATGGTTAGTGTCTTGCGCTTTAGCGATACTGCTGATGAGACAATCGTAGGTGAGGGTGGGGCTATCGGTTCACTTGCTACTGCTATCACAGAAGCAACTAACAGAGCCCCTAGCACTAAGCCTTGGGACTTCTTAGTAGGTGATGACAATGAGTAAGTACAATTCACTAGCACCAGAAGCACTGAGCCAACGGCCTGACCTAGACCATAGACGGTTTGAGTCAGTCGGTCAGCCTATGGACATTAGCGGAGTGACTGTAAAGTTTGGCGGTAAGAACAAGCCACATACTTACACAGCACCTACTGGTGATGGAGTTGTTAGTCGTAGGCTTAGACGGTTTGCTCTAACGCTTACTAGATTCCAAATACCAAGAGCCAGTACCTTTGCTAAGCGTGTAAAGATTACCGAGAGTTCATTAGAGGCGGCAACAAACATTATCGCTTGTCATGCTTACGGTCAAGCGTTTGGTGATGATGCAACTAATGGCACTATAGATACTGGCGTATTGGTATCTCTACTCAATGAGCCTAACCCTAGTAAAGAATCATTTATGAAAGCGTTTTCGTTTATAGGCACTGATGCTTATCAACAGATACTAAAAGGAGTGGCTAACCCTGCTCAGGTTAGTGTTATGAGCGATATGAATGAGACTGTAGTAGGCACATGGCTAACTGGTTGGCGTTGGAATGAGATCATTATGATCAACGACAGGGATCAGCGTAAGCGTAGAGCATCTAGGATTGGGTATCAGAACCTAGCCAACTACCTAATGCATCAGTCAAGCGAGAGTGCTGAAGCCTTTAGAAAGAAATCAAACAGCGAGGCTAAGCGTGCTGACTCACAGCAATACGGTAACGGTAAGGCACAGATAGCAGAGGGTGGCGGTTGGTATCCACTCTATGTATCTAAGCCTGACCTACCTCTAAATCACACAGGCAAACTTGGTAGGCGTGATATCGCTAGTGATGAGGGCGTAGTTATTCGCGACATTAGTCGTTGGATTACTGACCCAGAGCGCAAGATATTCAAGCGTAAGACCAAGTCATTAGGTGCTGTAGTTGTGATGGACTGCTCAGGCTCTATGTCTCTAACAGAGAGAGACTTACAGCAACTAATGGATAACACATCAGGTGCTACGGTTCTCTGCTACTCAACTGGTCACAAGGTTGATGAGGATAACCCTAACGCTTGGATCGTAGCCCGTAAGAACAGGCAGGTAAGACGCTTGCCTAGATTTCCAGGGGGTAACGGCTGTGATGCACCTGCACTTAGGTATGCACTAACGCTACGGGATAGCACCAAGCAACCCATCGTATGGGTTACTGACTATGGGGTAACAGGACTCCATGACTCAAGCACTCAAGCACTAATAGATGAGTGTAAGGGCATAGTAAAGCGTCACGGAATAATCGTAATGCCAGATATACATGATGCAATTCAGAAACTAAAACAACTACAAGGGAAGGCATAAGCCAATGGAAAACAACGACAAAGAACTAATGGCAGAACTAGAGGGCATAGTCAATAACGCTGAGGACAAAATCCTTGATGATGTAGAGAGTGAGGCTACGCATATCTTTAGTGAACTGTGCAAGCAGTTTGATGAGGACATTCCTGTGGAGGTTCAGACTGTGCTACTAGGACTACAAGAGGTAGATGATCCTGACGAGATCGCTGACGCTAAGAGTAGGGCTAGGAGTGGAGACAAAGCAATCATGTCTCAGTTCATAGGCAGTCTTGACGAGGAAGGTGCTAAGACCATGAAACTTAGTTCTATAGTGTCTGGTCTAGAGCCTGAGGACTTTCTCGATATGTTGCAGGATACAGATACTTCGGTGCTGTTATGCGATTGGTTTGAGCCTAAGTCTTTAGTCTCTAGGGTTAGACATGATGGTTGCATACTTCAGGTCATGGTCACAGCGGGCACTGTCCACTTCATCAAGACTCTACCCACTGGCGATAAGGTCACTAGGTTCTGGGGTCGCAAGAAGCACAGTGACGGCAAGACTGTGTACCCTAAGCGTTCAGACTTTGCTAATGACTACGAGTACGACCTATGTCGTGGTACTTACAAGTACCTTGCTATGCCTATGGAGATGAAGCAAGAGAGCCGAGAGGCTTACGACACACTACTCAACGCTATAGCCGAAAAGATACAACGGTCTATGCGTAGAAGCATGGAGTCAGACGAGGACTAAGGTGTCCACTAGCAGTAGAGAGGAGATAGGTATAAGTATCTATTGAACAAAGCAATAGCCCTATTGGTAGTATCTCTAGCCTTTATCCATATGGCTAGTAGATAATTGGTGGCTATCTCCTATGGGTAGGTGCATATGATCGGTGTGCCTGCCCATAGGGTTGCCATACTCCTACCGCTACCGTTACCGAAAAGACTTATCTCTACGGCGTATGACCCTATCCCCTAGTCGGTGGGGGGTGGTTCGCACCGGCACGAATCGCCGAGTTGCGCCCGGCACGAATCGGTGCTAACTTGGAATGTGTCGGCAAGTCCGCCGATACAAAACAAAAGAAAGAGAGTAATTACATGGCAATATCCAAGGTGACTGCTTCGGCAGAACCAAAAATCAAGGGCTTAGGCGGTTACAAGGTAATCGGCAAGGCTGAAAAGGCTAATAAAAAAGGTGAAGTCAGGACAGTAGATGTCTATGGCGCAATCATCTTTGCAGGTACTCCACAAGCAGGAGACCTAGTGAGACTGTTCTCTAATCGTAAGGGAACTTATGAAGTGAAAGAACTAGTCGGCAAGGCTCTAGGTACGACTGAGGCTAACCCTTACGAGGGTAAGGCTGAGGGTGTCATCTGGGCATTTAGTGAAGTTGCAGGCAGTCTAGAAATAGACCTGTAGAACTAGGCGGGGGGTATGTCTAATTCGTTAGGCGTATCCCCTGCAATAGTCAATAAGCGTCTAGAAGTAGGGGACTAGCACCGAACACATAGGGCTAGTCGGTAAAGGCTAGGTGTATCTCTAGGGAACTAGGGGTATGCCTAGCCACTCCCCCCTCCCTAGGGGGGTAATACCCGTCTTCCATATGTGTGTATTTGTGTTACATGACGTACAGGGATATGCGAAACCAAATGTGAATACCTGTGTGTATGTGTGTCGCCGCTTCGAGGCGGCTCTAAGGAACCGGTGTTAGCTCCCCCCACGGTTCGCTCCTTTAAGAGCTGGTCGCCGTAGCCAAGTATTTAGCCGACACCAAGTTTGAGATTACGTTTCTCACGCCGCTCCTCTACATGACATAGAGGTCTACCCGCGTTCCCGCGTGTGAATGACCCGCCCCGAGCGAATGGGGTACGTCCGTGCTACTTACCAGTTGTGCGGTAGATACTACACGCATAGTGTACAGTAGACAACATGCGTAAGATAAATTTTTCTGGTAGCTTGAGTGACTTCAAGAACTCTATTGGTGCAGGCAAAGAAGAGCCATCACCATCTACTACTTATCCTAAAGGCTTTACCCCTGGTGCGCATGTGTACCCTAAAGGTTTTACTCCTGGAGCTTCTGTTCCAAACACAGTTCCACCTGCTCCAAAGAAGAAGTTGAACGAAGACCCTTCCAATGTGCGCAAGATGCAAGACAAGCAAAGCTCGCTTATTGCTGCAATCAACTTTGCAATGAGCAACCAGGATCCTTTTGGTGCTGGTGTTTCAGAGTCAGCTCGAATGAAGGTTGAAGCAGGACTTAATGTGGCTCGCAAAGATGTGGGCAAAGGACCTAACAAGTCAAAGAAAAAATAATCCCCAAAGGATAAAATGACAAAAGGTAGAAGGGCGATATCGCCTGAGGATAGGGCCTTGTTTTGGCAATCCCTGCAATCAGGTGTATCAACTAAAGAAGCAGCACGTATTGCTGGCATCTCCTATAACGCAGCTGTTAAGTGGCGGGCTAAAGCCAAGGAGACAGAAGCTCGCATTGATTTAGAGAACCTTACCCTTGCTAAGCCGGGTGGTGGTCGTGGCAAGGTTGAGAAGGACCGCGTCGAGATGGTCTCTATGCCTCCGGTTATCCCGGCTGGTCGTTTGTGCGAACGTGCACAACGTGGACTAGAAGACTTCGACTATTTCCGCCGTGTGTATCTGGGCCGTATTCCAGCTCCATGGCAGGTTGATGCTGCTTACAAGATCGTAGGGATGCTCGAACACCCAGAAAAGCAGTTCATGGTTCTTAACTGTCCTCCGGGTGCTGGCAAGTCAACCCTGTTTCATGATGTGGCTGTCTGGTGTATCGTCCGCAACCGTTCCATCCGTGTGATGATTGGATCTATTAGCCAGACCTTGGCAAAGATGTACTCACGCCGTATCCGTGAGACCCTAGAACGCACACAACCTTTGCAGCCAGACCCTGAAATGGTGGCCCGTGGTTTAGCATTGAATGCGGAAGCGTGTCTCTCAGTTGATTATGGGCGATTCCGTCCTAACCACGTTGGAGCACTATGGCGAGCAGAGGAGTTTGTAGTTGAGCAATTGGGCACGGGTGGTCTGGACAATAAAGAGCCAACGGTTTCTGCTTACGGTATCGAATCTGAGTTTATTGGTCACCGTGCTGATCTGTGCCTTTTTGACGACGTAGCGTCACCAGAGAACTCTAAGGAATCTGTAGCTCGTGACAAGCTCATCGAACGTTGGGACTCCATGGCTGAAGCGCGTGTGGATCCGGGCGGCATGTTGGCGGTTATCGGGCAAAGACTCGGACCTGGAGACCTTTATGCTCATTGCTTATCTAAGGTCTCGTACGATCTGGATGAGTATGACGGAACAGACGTTACGGACATCTCGGAAGAAGTTGAACCAGTCAAAACCTACAAGTACCACCACCTCATCTACAAAGCGTATTACGAAGAACTAGATACTGGCGTGGCTTCACGCAAGCAAACAGCTCCTGCATGGCCAGAAGGTCCATTGCTAGAGCCATTCCGGCTTTCATGGAAGGACTTGTCATACATTAAACACAGCTCCCCATCCAAGTTTGAGGTTGTTTACCAGCAAAAGGACATGGCTGAAGACCATTACTTAATTAACCGCGTGTGGGCAACGGGTGGTCTTGGTCCAGATGGGGTTGATTACCCGGGATGCATCGACAATGACCGTCAACCAGGATGGATTCCAGAGGGTTTAGCCCCACCGCTTATCTCTATTGCCAGCGTTGACCCATCTCCAACCATGTTCTGGGCCCTGCAATGGTGGTTATACCAGCCAGAAACTAACCTTCGTTATCTGATTGACGTAGAACGAATCAAACTTACTGCCGAGGATCTCCTCGGATACGACACCGGAAGTAGAACCTTCACCGGAATCATGGAAGAATGGCAGAACCGGTCCTGGGAATACGGCTATCCAATCTCCCACTGGATCGTAGAAATTAACGCTGCTCAAAGATTCCTCCTAGCTCATGACTTCGTGCGCAAATGGCAGGCATTGCATAGTATCAACGTTATTCCGCACACCACAAC